TCCACTAACATTTAAGTTTCTAGCAGTTTGTTCATCATATACTATATCTCCACTAACATTTAAATCGCCACTTAAAGTAAGATCAACACCAGTACATCCAGAAGCTAATTCCTTTGCAGCACCACTAATTGCTGTACTTGCAATACCTACCCATTTTTGAGTAGATGACTCATATATCAGCATCGTTCCATTAGTAGTTGACGACCCCACAACAACGTCATCAAGATCATATATTTTTGCAGCACCACCTCCACCGATGGAGTACAATTGCTGTTCAACCCTATTAACAAACAATCTATAGTTTGCTGCTAAGTCCTTTAATGTAGCAAACTTCTGATCTGTAGGTGTAAGAGGATCATCGCCCTGTTTTTCTGCAGGATCAGGCATTATGGGTCGATCATTTACAATCTCCATATCTTCCTTCAATATTTGCTGCTTACCCTTTATATCTTCAACAATTTTATACAATTCAGCAATACTTGCAGATGTCTCTTTTTGCAATTTAGAAACATCTTTTTTCATATCCCTTCTTAATTCATGGATATGATCATCATAATATTTTACTTTAGGAAGATTTGCAATTTCTTCTCTCAACCCACCCAAATAATTTTCAAAGACTTTATTAGACTCATGATTTTTTTCTTGAGTTTCTGCTATTTGTTTTTGAATATTTTGATTTAATTTATTATATTGACTAAGAATATTTTTCTTTAATTTTCTATCATCATCTTTATATCCATGATGAAGATCCCAAATCTTAATGGCAGTTTCTTTTAACTCCTCATAAATTTTATCTTTTGTTTCTTTAATAGTGTTCTGAACTTTATCAAATTCAACTTTGTTCTCAAAATCTTTTAAGTCAAAGTTTTCAGAAATCTCTGCAACTTCTTGATCTATTCTATCCCTAATACCCTTTATATTATCACCCACTTTAACAAAATCATCATCAATTACACTAAAGGTTTTTCCAATCCATGAAAAATCAGGAACTTCGTTTACCTCATTTACCCACTTAGGGAACTGAGGGATAGAATCCCTGACTTGTTCTATTTTCTCATCTAAAGAAACTATATCATTATCATAATACTTAACTTCAGGTAATGATTCTTTTAGAGAAACTAATTTACTTTCAAGTTGTTGTAATTGCTCATCATAATACTTTACCTCTGGAAGGTTTGCAATATGATGTTTTACATTTTCTATTTGATTATGAATCTCTTCTACTTCTTCATCATAATATTTTACTTCAGGAACTGTAGGAATATCCTCCTTAACTTGTTCAATATGTGTAGATAATTGTTCAAGTTCTTTATCATAATATTTTATCTCTGGAATGTCAGGAATACTTTCCCGAACATCATTTACCATCCGAACTAATTCGGACCATTCAGGTGCTTTTACAACATCAGTGACTTCTAAAAATGGATCACCATTTGCATCTTCAATAGTAATTGTATCTTCTTCTACTTCTTCTTCTACAAATTCTTCTACGGATGGAAGTTCTACCGTTTCTTCTTCTTTTAAAAATTGTTCTACTGATGGTAAATCACTTTCAGTGAAATCATCTAGTGACGGTAGTTTTTCCGACATGGTATTAGTAATTAATATACTTTGGGATTCCTCTCCCCTTAAGTTTATTTATCCTCTTTAGGTGCTCCATTTTTTAGAAGTTTTGCAAGTTCTGCTGTAGACCCAACAAAAAGAGCATTATTAACAGTAGATGGTCCTTTAGATGGACTATCTTCATTAACATCTTTAACCTTCTTCTGAAGATCCATCAACTTATCAGTAGCATCAGAAACACTCTTAATCAACTGCCCTGCGACCTCATATGCCCTTGGCATCTCACTATCCTGTGCTAGTTCAAGAATACCATTAATTGCCTCCTGACCCTTCTCTATGATGCTGTAAAGGTTACCACGAGTGTATTCATAGTCTTTTGTTATATCATCTTTAGTAAGTCTATCAGGTCTTGTTATACCAACATTTGTAACATCAGTAAGTTGATCCTTTCTAGGAGCACAACCATTTTCAGGAGTATCATCAACCTCAGTAGGTGTTATATTGAAAGCATCATCTAAATGGTTTTTCATTATCCATTCCAAGTAGAAGTTCCACTAAATCCAAAGTCATCTCCTTCCTCTACTAATGCATTATCAGCAGATGTAATAGATTTAACTGATGTACCACGAATATGAGCAAGTTTTGTAGTTCCATCCTGACCTCTCTTAACGGTTAACTTATTACCATCAACTGCCTTAACATATAGTTCTTCTCCACCAACATCAATATAAACACTTGTGGAACCAGAGGATGCTGTAATAGTACTTCCATCCTCAACTTCAAATGTTGTTTGAGTCTTAGTTATATCTGATGATAAGTTAGTGAGAACAGTACCATCATAATTCTGAATTGCTCTAGGAACAACAGAGTATGTAAGATTGCGTTGTGCGTTGGATGTATCTGTACCAGTAAGATAATTGACCGTAGATTTGGTAATAATATCTTTGGAAGCATCGGATACAGGACCAAATAGATATGTCTTAGCAGTAAATCTTAATGTATAAAGAAGAACTCTTCTTGATTCAAAGTCTCCTTCATAATCATCCTGCATAGTAATATTTTCAAGAACAACTGGTATATCTCTCTTCTCATTAATAGAACCTACTAAGTTAACAGTTAGATTATAAGCAGGTTGGAAATAAGGTAATATTTGTTCTACGATCTGTAATGCATCATCATTTAACTTACACATAATAGCAAGTTCAAATTGCATATTATATGGAACTGGCATATAAACTTTCTTCTCATCAGGAGTATCTGAATCTGGATTCTGAATTACAATTTTTTGAGTAGTAGTAACCTTTCTACCTGGATCATATGTCAAACCAGTAAACTCAAAAGACATCCTTGGTAATGATAAAGATGTTGCTTTATTCAAATCTGGTGATTGAGTTAATCTTGCCAAAAACTTTTGAGTAGGTCCATATGCAAGAGGAACTCTAATTATACTAGCGTCAGTATCTCCACCACTTTGTTTAATGGATATACTATTAAACAGAGTTCCAAAACCAATAATGGTTCTTCTCAAGATTTCGTTATAAAAATATTCAAACATTGTTATAGTCCTAGTATCTTATATTTATGGAATTCCAAATGGGTTCTGTTCACTAAAGTCTAAAATATCATCCGCAGCAGATTCTATATTAACATTATCAGCAAATCCATCCTCTGGTGGATCTTCACTTACTACCCTAAGTGCATGAACAGCACCAGAACTTCCACCAGTTATATTTTCTCCAATACTGAACATTCCAGATACATTTGCTACCTCTAAAACATTTGTAGTTGCATTCCAAGTTCTTACTCTACCCTTCACACCAGTTATAGATCCTGTGACAATTTCATTAAACTTAAAGTTACCACTATTGTCAAGTGAAGGATCTCCAATTGAAATGGTAGGATTGGTGGTATAACCAGCACCAGCATTAACAATATGAAGATGACTGATAGTTCCAGCAGCACTTACAACTGCTTCAACAGTAGCAGTTGTTCCTACCCCTGCAGAAGGTGCAGAGACCGTTACAGTAGGTGCTGTAGTGTATCCAGAACCTCCTGAAGTGATAGTAACTATACCTATGGTGTTATCACCTATAAATGCTGTTCCTGCTGCTCCAGACCCTCCAGAACCACTTACTTGGACTGTTGGTGCTAGAGTATACCCAACACCTGGATTTGTAATTACAATCTGTTGAACAGATTTCAAGTTATCACTTATATTTAAGTTACATACATTAATTCCACTAATCATTGTGGCAGTTAGAATACCAGTAACTCCTCCTGCAGGAGCAGAACTTACACCAATAGTTGGAATATTTTTATATCCACCACCTCTATTACTAATGTTAATAAGTCTAATAGCACCCTCTGTAGTATAACCAACAACAGCAGTTGCAGTTGCACCTGTACCCACTAAGGTAAGAGTCTGAGAAGATCCAAGTAGTGTTGATAGACCATCCTCAGATGTTCCATCTGCATTATCACCAGTCAAAGTATCATCAATCTCAGCAACTCCTGTATCAATAATCTCATCCTCGTAACGGAAGAGTTCACATCTCAGAGTATATACATACATCTTTTTGAGCTGATAAAATGGCTTCTCATGCTCTACGAATGTAATCTCGAATAAACGATCTCCTAATGGGAAGTATATTAAATCCCCCTCTTTAGGTCTGGTTGTTAATTTTACATTCTCCTCATTCTTTATTAAAGGAGCAATATAATCCTCAAATCTTTCTCTAGAAATAGTAAGAGTTATTTCATTCTTCTGTTCTATACCAAACTTTGATAGTATTACTGGATTATCTCCATATCCATCAACTGTATCTACATATGCTTCTAAAGGATAAGCATCATCAAACTTAGATTGTACTACCTCTCTTAAGACAGTCTTTTCCGTCATGTACTTGCGAGGCATATAATGCACCTCAACACCATACATCTTCAACTGTTCGTTGATAAGACTTTGGACTAAACTTTGCTCAGATTTAGCACCTTGCTGGAAGAAAGGATTAAGTACCATAACTCTATCCTATCATATCTAGAGGTGGCAATTCATACATGTTGGACATCTGCTCTCTGATGATTTCCAAATCTTTCTCTGCATCATCATAGATCTGTCTTCCATTTAATTCTACACCACCAGGTAACTTAACTCCTTGGAATTTTAATAAATTCTGTCCCCATTGACGTTTCATCAATGCAACAGTATATTTTTTTAAGAACGAATCATTATATACTTGTGCATAATCAGCAGGATTTAATGCTCTAAAACAATCAATTACAAAATAATCATCTGCTGTTACACCATCCCAATCAATATCAAGATATAATCTATCCATTCTCTTATTAAATCTTATTTGCTTTTCAGTAGTTAATAAGAAATTAATATCTTCAAGATAAGTTTTAGTCATAGCATAAGTCAATAACTCAGTGCTACCCCAATAATAAATATCATTCAAAAACATCTGATACTTAACACTAAACATATTATTTGTCATAGTGTTAGTTCCATCAAAATGATATATCTTTGTTACACCAATAACTTCAGGAGGAATTTGTAAAAAATTACTATTTTCATAGTAACTAAAAGTTGTTGCTGTTCCTACAATATCAGCAGTTGCCGTTGTAGTTGTTATTCCAGTTTGTTTTTTATTAGTTTCCATCGAGGCTCTTCCTCGATCAATATCATCTTGAGTTATCTTATATTTCAAATACGCCTGAGCAACACCATCAAAATGCCTCTCTTGAAAGTATTGAACTGCATCATCTATTATATCATCTACTTGCTCATCAGCGACATTAATTTCCAGCACGGGAGCACCCAGTTGCCTTCTGCAATAATCTGCTAATTCTGATCTACTTGATGGAGATGCCATGTATACAATTACCCCTGAATATATTTATGGTGCAGAAGCTATGCCAGTATAAACTAGAATATTTCCATTTACTATATTATAAATTGATGCTCCTGAACTTACTAAAACATTATATTCATATCTTCCTTCTGAAAGACTTGTAGTTGCTGTTGACCCCATAGAGATGTCAAATATACCACCACCAGCACTTGTAAATCCTACACTAAAAGTTCCTGCTGCAACTGTAGTAGCTGCCACACCTGCACTCTTCTGCATTTGAGCAGATCCTGTCCAAACAGAAGTTGTAGTTAATCCTTGAAAATCAAAAGCAACATCAGAAGTATCAACTACATTAAAAGTAGTTTTAAAATCTGTGCCAGTATAAAGTGCTAAATTAGCAGCATATGGCACACCTGCTGATGGGTCAAATGTTAAATTTTTACTTGCCATTGACCAGTTCCTTTAATAGAGATTTAATTTCACCAATTTCACCTTTTAAATTAGCAAGATCTTTTTCCATAGATTCCACTTTTTCATTTTTTGATTGTTTTGCATTTCTTGATGCAATATAATGTTGATAATCCAAAGAATTTACGTTAACAATTGTACCTGTATGAGGATCCCTTGCGAGATCCTTATGTCCATCGATATCATAATGTTCCATATTAAGCAAGAGCCATTACACGGAGATCTTTAATTTGGAACAAATACCTGACTTGTTGATGTTAAAAGAAGTTTAATTCTATAATATCTGAAAGAAGGTAGTTTATCCACTGTAAACGTATATTCTTTAAAGTTTGCATTATCAGCAAAACCATATTGACTTGATGGAGTAACTAGTGAATCTGATAATCCATCACTATTTTGTGCTGTAATAACATTTCCTCTACTATCAAGATTATTGTATCCAGGGAAAGGAGTAAAGATTGGTTCAAATCCAGT